ACCTGTTGATGCACTTATAAGTTGTATATCATCATATCCAATAGGAGAATCAAAATCTACTATAATTGGTTTAGTTACAGAACCACCTCTTGCATACCAATGATGTGCTGTAGTTACACCAGCTTGATATTCAAACGTAGTATTATCTACAACTGTTACTGAAGCACCTTCTGCATTCAAATCTCCAAATCTAGGTCCAATAAGAGCACCTTGAAGTCTACCACCAGTCTTATAGAAAGTTGGTACAGTAGATGGACCAACTTGAACTGTAAGTTTTTTGACACCTGGAACTGCAGCAATAATAGAACCAGCATAATAAGGATCAGTAGTTCTAGGATATGTCTTAGTAGAAGCACCTCCATCTAATTGACAAGTCATACCAATACCAGATAATATAACTCCCTGACCTACTGACAATCCATGATTAGCAGTAGTAGTAACAGTCATAATACCTGAAACATTGTCATAGACTGCGTTAGAAACAGCCTTAGATGCTGAATAAGTACATGTGAATGCTATACCAGATAATTTGACAGTATTACCACTAGTTAAACCATGGGCACTACCTGTAGTAACAGTGGTTATACCAGTTAGATGATTATATGCTACATTTGACACATCCTTATAATAGAACCCAGATCCAGCATTAGTAAGATCTACAGCAGATATATTTCCATTAGCAACAGAGAAAGTACCACTAGCACCTACAGCTGATCCACCACCTATAATATTAAATCTATATGTGGTTGGTGGATTTCTATATCCAGTTCCGCTAAATGCCAATCCTACACTTGATATAACACCTGTACTTGCTACAACTGCGGTTCCTGTTCCAACTAGTCGTTCCTGATATCCAAATCCTTCTGAACTTGCTAATGATACAATCAATCCCTTTCTAGGAACCCTATTTGCATTAACATCACTTAGATTTGTGGTATTTGAACTATTATTAGTAAATCTTATAGACGTAATACCAGTGGACGATCCACCTATAAAGTCATAATCAATTTCTGGTTTTTGGAATATATTGTTTATAAGTAGTGAACCAAAATCACTAGTTATACCAGTGGTATTGGAACCTCCACTCTTGATAGTAAATGTTTTTGCTATACCAGTAAAACTATCTGATATATCATCTATAACAAGGTTTCCTGTATAATCCGATCTAATGAATGATCTACCTTGGAATGAACTTCCATTTGAAGTATCTACAAATATGAAATTATGAGTTCCTATACCAGCAGTTGTAAGAGTTATACCAACACCTGTTAAAGCATCTCCTTTGGTTTCAGCAAAAGAAAATTCATTATTTGCTTCTTTGATTAGGAAATATGTCTCATTACCTTTTAGTGGTACAGGTGGATTTATACTTCTTACTAGAACTTCTGATCCTGTCTCAAGATAATCTGAAATTGCTCTAAAACTATTTCTTTGTACATTAACCTGATCTGAACTAACACCAACAGTTACTTTTATACCACCAAAGGGAACATCAACAAATGTTACCTTATCCTTTACAATATTATAATCACCCTTTACTTTTTTTATAGTAGATCCATTGATATGTAATGTTGGTTTTGTACCTAACCATTCACGATCAACTAAAGCGTCATTTGCAATACCATTATAACCAACCACTTGTATACGCATAATCTCATCATCAATCTTGATAAGATCATATGACTTGAAACCACTTATATCCCAAAAACTTATAACCTTATTCAACATACCTGATAATGTAGTAGCAGCACCTACTTCCTCAGTTAATGGAGATTGGATTACATTATCCAATGCCATTATAACTTTACTATTCTGTTTATTTGCTGTAAAGTAATGGCTATTACCAATACCAACTGTAGTCAAACCAATATGAGTTCCTGCTTTTGCTAATGCAGGAGTTGCTGCAAGTTTTATCTTATCTTCATCTACTTTTATAGCATAAACTGTTTGGGGTATTGTGGTAGCAGCACCAACACCAGTACTAGTATGATCTATTCCAATAGCAGTATCATTTGCATAGTATTCTAACTCTTCACCTGTAACGTAGAAGTGATTCTTCAATACAATAGTATCTGATCCCAATAAAACCTTATCAGGATTTGCACCATCAAACGATTTCAAAAAGATTGGATCGCCTTGATGCGTTAGGTGAAAAGAATACCTAAAGGTTTCTGTTTCCCTATTAAATTTTCGATTTATTGACCCGATCTGAAACATTTTAGTATTTTATCGTGGTGTCGTTGGCAACATCATCAGGTTTGTCAATTCGTATCTCCGATACCCTAACAATGTAAGTTCTATTTTCCATTGGGGTAAATTGTAGAAGAACGTTTGGTGCAGATATAGTTATATCTGTATTGTTTATATCTCTCGTAGCAGTAAGACCAGTTGAGACATTACCCCACTTGACAGAGTTGGAATCACCTCCATAAGCATTGGCAGCAACGTGGAATGCAGAATATTCGTTGTTAGTAACGTTCTGTATCTCCACATAGTATTTAATGCTTGTATAATTGTTGTATGTTAAATTTGATATATTAGTAGCAGAAGGAGTTCCCGATGCTGCAATTTCAGTTCTACTAGATTGTAGTTGTGCGTCACCAACTTCATAACTACCTGCTGGTATTCCTGTACCAACAGCAGTTGTAGCAACACCAACCAATGTAGCAAGTGTTGCAATAGTTACGCCCACACCTGCTACTGGTGTGAATTTCAACTGTAGGTCATTGGTTCCAGTCATACCAATATCAAATGTACCAAGATCCATATCTTCCTTCATCTTACCAAACTCAACATAATGAGCAGTAGACCCAACGCCAACGAAACTTGCTTCTAAAACTTCTTTTTCGTTAGGAGAATCAACAGCAACAAGAACTGTTCCAGACTTGAATTGCTCCGCATCTATGGATTGAATAATTTGTGATGATGGTGATCCTGAAGGTGCTACGTATGAAGAAACACCCACTTTCTTGATTCCACCATAAGATGTTGTTCCAATACCTATACCTTGATCTATTGATTCCTTATAGAAGGTAATATCATAGATGAAAGTACTATTATAAGGAGTAAAGGAAACTGTAACCTGACCTCCTACGTTTAGATCGGCATTGAAATCACCTAAATCAAACGAATCCGATAAATCTGAATATTGGTTCACCATGGCAACAGTTCCATTGTGAGATACCACAAATTCACTGTATTGAGTCTCGTTATAAGCTATTCCTGATGTTACATCAAGAACTACTTGAGCATAATATTTGACTGCATTTACTTGATCTATATTCCAAACATCAAGATCAACTTTTCTGTTTATATCAGGATCTGAGTAGAATTGTGGACTAATATCATCAATTTCTAGAACTCTATTAGTCTTACATATAAGAGCATTACCAAACTTATTAGATTGGAATACAACCTTATCACTCTTAGTTTGTGTTTCATCTGTAAGTTCTCTTACCAAGTCAAAGTCATGTTTACAGTATACCTTTGAAGAATTGTCAATAAGAACAAGTGAAGATATACTTTGATCTAATGCCTTTACGTGAGAAGAAGCTCCCAATCCTACTGCACCAACAGAAGGAACTAATAAGTCAGAATGCTTCTTGAATCCTGCAGGATGTGCTAATGAATCAACTGGTTCACCCCAACTTGATATTCCAACTAAAGATTTGAGAGAATATGCAAAATTCTGATAATAATCATTATCTTGAATCCTTTGGAAATACTCACTTGTCTTACCAGTATCCTTTTCCCAACCGAATGAACGTTTGAGCATAGGACCTACTGTGAATTTTCCAGTATTGGAATTCATATCTTCAACAACACCAGATGCACGAGATTGTCTACCTCTAACTAAATCACCTGTATTGAACCCTACAAGAGAATCAACTCTAATGATATTAGTAGAACTATCTCTTCCTTCAGAAATATTTGTAGAAGCATCATCAGTATAGATTTCTTCTCCAGCAAAGAATACACCTTCTTTTAGTTCTAATTTGAATTGTGCTATATCACTCTTCTTAGTAACAACACCAAATCCTAAACGATCATGGAATCCTGGATTTTGGTTTATTTTATATGTAACTGTAGCCTGATCAACTAAACCAGGGTTGGTATTCACACCAGTAACGCTAAAGAAATTATATCCATAATCAGAAGAGTTATATCCATTACCAGTTGATACACCAACGTTCTCAACGAAAATTTCATCACCAATAGTAAATGGTAGAGGTAATGCTGTTGTAAATCCACCCGAAGGAGTTTTTAATCTAAGTGTTACTGTAGGATCTGAATATGTTGCACTAATAATACCAACACCGTTTGAGTTATTGATTGCAAGTACTTGATTATCTGTACTCTTTAGATTTCCTCCAGAATTAATAATTCTTACACTATTGACAGATGTACCTTCTAAGTTTGCTACTAGTTCTACACTAGTATTCAAAGAATCGGTGATGCTATTGTAAACTACAATATCAGGAGCACTGAGATACTTAGAACCTGTAGATGTGATAGCAACATTATCAATACTAAAATTATCTCGAAGAGATATAATATTTGGAACTGCTGCGTAAGGTACTAAAGTGGGATCAGAAGGATGATCATACCCAAACTCAAGAATATCAGTTGTAAGGAGTTGACCAGCACTTTCTGTCTCTGCAAGAAGAACCGCAGATTGACCTGTGGTACTAGCAATAGAAACTTTTGGTAATTCATCATATCTAACACCACCTTCAGTCAAAGCAACTTTAGATACTGATCCTCGTGCAGTTTTAGATGATGTTGTGTAATTGATATAAGATTCACTTGTATATCCAACTTTTTCTGGTATGCCACCTGTAAAGAACTTGAATGTTCTCCCTGTTGATGTAGTTAGTGAATGTGTTCCAGAGAACTCACTCTCTTGAATGATTATCTTACCATAATCAGTAACATCTTCATCAACATATACAGTTTTTGCTGGAGATGTGGATGTAAACTTATAATACAATACATCTGGAATATTTCTAGTCAAATGTAATGTAGTTCTAGCAGAAGTTATACCAGGAACTAGATTATCTACTCTTTCCATCGTAGATATACCACTACCTACAAATTTCTTCTCATATTCTTGATCTAAGAATAAGTCTAATCTAGTATTGGTAAGATCAGGGTCTGAAGTATCAAATATGAGTTTTTCACCAATAGTACTATAAATTGGTGGGTTATTAGATGAACCAATGCTGATATATCTCGTACCAGAGTTATACTCCATATTGAGTATACTCGATCCAGCAGACACAACGTCAAACTTGACTTCATCAAATCTGTCAAGATGATGAGTTGTTGCAGTTGATACTGTTACTTCAAATATAGTTGCGTTTGCACGAGGTACTGCTCTATCACTTCTAAATGAATGACTATTTCCTACACCAATAGTACCGTTGAAATATATCCTATCATACTGATTATCAATCTGAGACGCTTGTGTTACGATACCAATTAGATCATTGCTGATTTTTTGTACAAATAATCCACTTGTAGGTAATAACTGAGTATTAGATCCATTGAATGAATATAATAGATTAGAACCACCAGAAGGAGTATATGTAATAGGATCTCCATGAACAAATGGATGACTAGGTATCCTAATTGACTTTATTGGAATATATGTGCTTACAGGCGTATTACCAGCACCTATATTTGATACAGTTGTACCAATACCAACACCACCAGTCAATCCAACACCAATATTTGTTTGTGCGTCAAAATATACCCTTTCGTTTCTTGGAGTCGCTACATCTAATGGATTATCTAATTCATAAGTAAATTTATTCTCTCTTCTATAAATTTCTGCTCTGTCAGTATGGGCAGCACCCGTAGTTCCGTTTATTGCACGATGTAGGGTAATCTTTTGATTGAGATGATCATGTGCAATCACTCTCATCTGTTCATCACCAACCTGAACAATATCCTGTACTTCAAAGATATCAATACGATCACGTAATGGAATAGATGTTGTCAATCCTGTAGCAAGCAATGAAGTTCCTAATCCACTTCTAACAAAGTCAACAGAAATATTGAAAGATCCCTCCAACCCAGAATAGATGGTTGAAGATATACCACTAATTTGTACAGGTATTCCATCAGGATAATCATGCAATCCTGTGGTAACAATACCAGTTACAGTTTTACCTTTAGCAAAGAGTTCTATTCTTTCATTTGTTCTTATTGTTGATGTAAGAACAGTAGCAGCAGCACCAACAAGTTCAGAGACTTTACCAAATGCTCCAAAACCATTGGTATTACTATTGTCAAATGTTAATTTATCACCTATATTATATCCACTACCACCTTCTAGAATTTTTACATTATCGATAGTTCCTTTCTTAGTATTTTTTATCTGAGCAACACTTGTCTTAACTTTAGAATCTTGAGCGATAAACTCATAGTCTGTAATATTATATTTGTTAGTATTTCTAACTAATCCACTAGGTAATGTGTCTTGTGTAGACGCATATTCATTATTATAAGAATTTAATTTAGAATGATAAGTATCACCGACAATATATGGGAATAATGGTTCCCTTCTGTTATAGAAAGGACTTAGTGGTGAAGTTATTACTGAAGAAGATTCTGTAATGTAGTATGCATATACACCATTTGGATACTCTGGTGTAGCAGCAAATCTACCATTATGCTCATCTAAGTCGCCAAACCCTTCTATAAACTCAAAATCTTCTATAAAGAAACCTGCTCCAAATTCACTTAGATCTGGACCATTTGTTCTAGAACCTGTAATTTTAGCGTAACTTGGTTCAAGATATTTTAATGGACCTATTCCACTTGGATTTTCTGTCGCATAAGGACCATATATTGGATGACCATCATACGCCCATCCTAGTATTGGAGAGTGCTTGGTGCCATCATCTCCCACATATTCACGTAATTTTCTAGAAGCATAGTAATTTACATACGGATATCCGTTATCAGAGTCTTTAAACTCGCCATAAAAACCATCATCATCCTTTACATCACCAAATTTAGCGTATCTTTCTACATCATTTATTGTCCATTGATTTAGATTAGCGGATAATATGGCACCTTCACCTGGTGTTTCTGCAGTTACAGTAGTTCCATTTTCAGTATATCCTCCACCTGCAGTAATTACATCAACTGCTATAACCTTTCCATTAGAAATTCTCGCTTTTAGTTTCGCACCAACACCATCACCATTGACAATGATGTTAGGAATACTAAAGAAGTCCTTACCACCACTCTTGATTATAACAGAATCAATTCTACCATTGAGAATAATTGGATCAAACGATGCTTTTGAACCTTCGACTACAACTACATCTGGTCTATAATTATCATTGATTATAACTGATCCAAAACGACTACCTTTACTCTTCACATGAACATTATCAACTTTTCCTCTTACTATTGGAGTAGCAGTTGCATTTGCTGTTGAAATTCCTTGTGCTCCATCAATTGTTACTGAAATTGGAGGATAATTGAATGAATGTGTTCCAGAACCTTCATTAGTAATTCTTACATAATCTACAAGAGATGTTGATATAGAAACCCTAAACGAATTATCAGTAATCTTTATAACATAGTAATCATTTCCAGATGTAAGACCAGTAACACCTGTTTGATCAGATCCACCATATCTGATAATATCACCAGATGAATAATGATGATTGGGTGCAGTAATAACACTTGTCCATGTATTGATACCAACCGCATCCATAGTATTCTCCCTATTGGAGAATGTAGTAGCAGATAAGATTTCAATCTTATCGACTGTTAGTCTAGAAAGTTTCGTCTCAAATTTATGAAGTCCACCTCCATTAGTTGTGATAGGAAGTGTTGTGACACCGACCAATGCATCGTTACGGGTTTTGGCAAGTGATATGGTATAGTCATCATTCTTAATGACAAAATAGTTTGATCTGTCAATAAGATTTCCTGGAGTAGTGCCAATACCAATGGTTGTTGAACCATCTGTTCCGTAAATGATTTCTTCACCATGTTTGAATCCATGTGCTTCAGGGAATGTGAATTTGTTGGTAGATGTATTCAAAATACCACCAACAGTAGTACTATCGAATGAAACTTCCCTTGGAGCAAGTTTCATTTTTGCTTCAGCAGAAGCTCTTCCATTTCCACCTTCTATCTTTACCGCAGGAGTGACACTATAATCAATACCTGGAGAGTCCACTAGGATCTCTTCAAAGGTGCCTGAAACGTGAGCAACGATAGATGCACCAACTCCACTATGACCTGCTTGCTGGACGGATAAACGAGGTGGGTTGACTAGATCATATGAAGATCCAGTATTCAAGACATCTACGCTTTGTAGATCACCATAAAAAACTTTATCTGATGATTTGTATGAATAACTTTCTACACCGTTAACAAAAAGACCTACACCAGCTCCAGATGCTACAGGATCCTTAGTTTCAGAAAATTCTGGGTTATCAAACTTACGAAGTAGTCTTTGTGAACCAATAGTCCCAAAACCAACAGCATATGGTGTAAGTGTATGTTCGGTATTGGATCCTATATCAGCACTATCAAATACGTAGATATAATTCCCTCTACGGGCGTTCTCTGCCGATAAGGAGAGGTAAAATGACGAAGAGTTCAGTTTGGTCACATAATATGATTGACCCGTGTTCAAACCGACTACAGGGGATCCTGAAGTTACAGGATTGTATATTACAACGTCACCATGATGTAAATTATGTTCAGGTATCTGTACATCTTGAGTTCTGGTAGATATACCCGAAGTATTGAAGGATCTTATACGTTTCTGAGGGTCAATATTCCAATGAGGTAAACTGTTTGCTGCTACAACAACAGTATCGTCAAGTTTATAAGTATTTTGAACGTTTGCTACAGATCCATACTTAGTTTTGATTTTTTGACGAATAAAATAATTTTTACCTGCAATAAGTGTTGGTGAAATGATAAAAACTGTAGTATCATCCAATACACCAGTAATTGAACCATCAAAAACAACACCATCCTCATCTATAACATATATCTCGTCAGATGCAATATAATTATGCTTTTCGGTAAGAATTAATTCAAAACTATTCGCTGAAAGTTGTTTCCAATCATTAACTACGTGTTTAGTAGATATATTTTCTAACCATTCGGTATATCTAACTCCAATCTCTTCTGTACCAATAGATTTTATCTTATATTCACTACCTTTCTGTTGAGAAATAGCATCTCCCTCAAAACCAGTAATAGAATTCAATATTCTTAGTTTTACGGTTTTGTCTAGATCACCATCCTCATAAGATATTGCATCTACACTAGAATCAACTACTGAACCAATAGGAGCAGAGGTATACCCTACAACATTTATAAATTCTGTCAGAGATTTGTCTGTATATGTAAATTTACTACGACCAATTACAAAATCTCCAGATTTAGCAAATCCTACTGTAGAATCTACAGTTACAGTACTAGAAGCAAGTGATACAGGTTGAGTTGTATAAGATCTATTAGTTACTTTGAATGTTCCATCAATAGTATCAGTAGACAGACGGATTTTATAATATGTGTTATTATTGAGAATTATTTTTTCTACCTGATACACAGATGCACTCGCATCACCTTGTGTAATAGGTTGTGATACAATATCTTCAGGTTTACCTGATATTTTTTCACATACTAAAACGTCATTTACGATATATTCCGCATCAGATGGTTTGAACAGGTATTCCTGTGGTCTAAACATCACAACATTTTCATCATATAAAGTTCTGAACAATATTCTGAATGCTTCTTCAGTACCTTTTGAAGAATAGAAATCCTTGACCTGTCTAAGGAAATTTGATGTGTTTAGATTTCCAGTAAATGACCTATCTTCAAAACCAGGACTTATCTGATTCTTAAGTTTCTTGAAAAAGGACTGTAGGAAAGTATTACTTAGATTTTTTACTTGAGCATCTGCAGCATGAGTAGCAATGCCTGTATTTGTAAAGGTAAGATGCTCTGGAGCGTTAGTTTTTTGATTATTTTCAATTCCACTAAAACCACGAATACATCCGTTGAATGATGTAGTTCCAATACCCGTATATGTTATTATTTCATCATCAATCTTGAGTAAACCCCATTTCTGCGGCCAACCTTTGGTAGAATCAACGTATATTGTTTTATCACGACCATAAACAAAACTTGCAGTAGAAGTAACACCTGTTAGATTGTCAGGTGTGAGAAAATCTAGACTCTTATAGTCATAAAGATTTTCAGCAATATCAATTGTACCACCTTGGTACTCTTGAGAAATGTAGTATTGCTTTAGAAATTCTCCAAATAAAGGATTATCAGAATCAATCGCTTCTGGGATTTGACTCTGTACTACCTCGTGTATTTTTACTCTAGAAAGTGAAGTTCCGATCATTTATTATAAGAGCTACTACGATGATGATGAAGATATTTCACTTGTGCTAGTTATAACAGCACCACGGACTTTATTTCCGTTTGCATAACTTGATTGAGGAGCAAATCTTGTTCCTGAGACATTTGCACCCGAAGCAATGACATCTTGTTTCATAGTGAAGTCACTTTTAGGCAAACTTAGTTGCAAAAATAATTCTTTTCTTGCAAGAACATCGTTTGATGTTGGAGTTGCTTCAATTTCAATAATATTTTCAGGTAACAGTGTAGATGTTATATTTACAGTGTTTATCAAGACCTCACCCTTCTTATAATTCACAGTTCCAAACGATGAAGAAACTATTTCAACTTCTGTATCAGAAGTAATCTTGAATAAGAAGAGATTTCCAATATCCGACCCTTCTACAGTCTTATCAGCAAGATATACTGTTCCTTGTACGCCAAAAACACTAAATCCAGTACTTTTGATGTTGTAAGAGTCTAATTCACGATAAAATTCATTATCAAAGCATAATTCATACTGTGCAAAGGTGTTTATACGTGATTTTAGGTTTCTTCTAATTTTTACAGTCGTAATATTTGATGTAATTGAGGTATCAACTCCATCAATCAACGAAAGCATCTTAGAATACTTGAATCTACCGCCAAATTTGTTTAATTCTGCAGAAGAAGAGTACTTAGTAATCGCATCTACAACACTTGCTTTGAGATTTAGGGGATTTCCCGTAAAATTAGTGTTATAATAAATGTAACTATCCAATTCAACGTATAAAAACTTCAAATCTATGAAAGATGGGACAATTCCAGCAACAGAATAACTCTTTAGCGAGTTCAAAAGTTGCTTTTTAGTGGAATCTGCTAAAAAATTACCATTTCTAGGTTTTGCAGCGATAAAAACACGCCCAAATTGAGGTGGATTTAGATCTTCACCACCAAAAGCACTCACAGATTCTATATTTGGGTATAATGAAGGTAAAATCGCCTCATAATCCGTTGCAGTTACCGCACGATTCTGTGAAGCATACCTTCTTGGAGCGTAATTTCTTATACTTTGAACATCTTCTATACTATCACCATTCTCAGCAGGGGTTTTACAATACAAACTCGCTCTATATGATGTAACGTCTGCTCCATTCTCATCCTTTACCAAACCTGAAAAGTTAAAATTATCTGCTCCATTACCATCAGCACCTTCTGTAACAATATAGGATGCATTTATTATATTCCCAGATTCCAATTTCTTACCAAAGATACCATCTCCAAACAATATTTCATATTTTTCATCACTAGTCTCTTGAAGTAAGTAGATATTAGACTCTGAGGTAACTCCAACGATACTATCAACCAAGTTATATTCGGTTGAAGTAGTAGAACTTGCAGCGTCTTGAATCCTAATTCGTAAAGTGGATGTATCAATATTATCATTTGGTAAAACATAACGCTGATTTGGTTGAGAAGTGTTTACAGACCATTGTTTTTCTAGATATTGACCCTGAAATATTTCTATTACACCCGAAGATATTCCATAATCAGATACTGATACAATCTTTTCTGGTAATGAATATATGTAATTACTATTGTTTATACCTGCATTCGCTATTACACCAGGCTGAAGAGTAATGGATGAGTTTGTTGTTGATATACCTGTAATTTCATACTCTACCAATGCCCTTGCTGCCCTTTTAGATCTAGGTACATAACCAATATTTCTTGCTAACGAAACTATATTTTCTCTTAGAGTCGCAGAATCTATAAAAGATTCATTTGCAACCATATTTGTATTATATGCTGTAATATAAGAATTATATGCTAACGTATTGATAAGTACTGAAAGATTTGACCCTTCAAAGTCAAAATCAGAAAAATTAGAATTTTCTCGTAAATAATCCTTAATCGAGGTTTTTATGTCCTCAAAATTTAGATTTGTGAATTGAGTTAGAGCCATTATAGTCTAGTCGGTTCTAAGATGAAATTGATGATTTGTGTAGGCAAGGACAAACCAACGACATTATAATGAATCTCAATATTTAGAGTGTTTAGATCTGCTATGGATTCTACTCTCACATCTTTCAGATCTACTCTGGGTTCATAATTGGTTATTACAGTTTCAATTTCTGTTTGAATTGGTTCAACTAAATCATCAGTTGCTAATTCAAACAATGATCCAGTAATTCTAGTGCCAATAGTATCATTGAAAAATACTTCTCCTACTCTTGTTCTTACTAAATTCTGCACTGCACGCTTGATTGCATCAGTGTTCTTTAGTAGGACAAGATCATTTGTTATTGGATGACGTTTGAAGGATAATGAAATATCCTTGAAACCCCTTGATAACGATTTGAGAGGCACTTTTTATATAATACTCGTGTATTTAGTGCTATTTAGATAACTTTGAGAAGGTAATCGGCAATCTTACTATGTTCTTCTTTATTTGGATGCCCACCCCTATGTTTATAACCTAGTATATCCTTCCAAATGCATGTAATTTTTGATCTACACAAAGAACTCCAATGTCCACGATGTAACTCAATATCGCAGTCAGCGAAAAGAATTATATGCTTTAGATTATTGAGATAACAAAACTGCTCAAAGATAAAAACATTTTTGAAAAGGTTTTCCATTTGATGCTGCTCATTATTTACCTCACCATAATAACTCCTCATCTGTCTACGATAAGAGACTATCTTCATCTGTCTCTGTAATGAAAACTTCTGAGGACCATCCTTTGTAAAGTATTCAATACGACTCGGAACAGTCAACTGTAATACTATAGGTTGAATTGGTTGTGAAGATACTACTCTTCTTACAATGGCATCATTACTAATACCACAAAGTGATATGTTATTCTCAGGGACACCGATTGTATCTGCCACAATCTTACTAAATCTATCTTCTTCCCTGTTTTCAAGTTCATCACCCCATGTGATGCTACATCCACTAAAAATCATAATGGTGGATACTCCTCACTTTTCACTTTTTCAGTTTTCATAGTTTCAAATTCTTTCATCAAACGTGCTACTTGTTTCCTATCAAGTCCATCCATCTTCTCACAGTTCTCCAAGCAGCGATAGATACACTCCCTATCACTTATGGGTGGTGAGATCTCCCATCCTTGTTCGTTATAATACTTCTTACCCTTAGTGACTGTTGCCTCCACATGTCCAAGGTCTTGTGCCTCGGAAGGGTTCTTATAATTATGTTTTGTCATGGGAAAGACGCTTCAGGAAAATCATATGGTCCCTGTAACTTTTTTTGATATTCTCTTTCATCTAGAACCTCATTGATGAGATCCTTTAGTTCTTGCCTTAGTTTAGGTTCAAGTAATGGTAAGGGTGTAGGATTGAATGGTGGATAAATGGGTTCACCATTCTCATCTTTGGGATATATGTTATCGGTACATCCCTCAGTAGCAGGACCACTCAGTCCTTGTGTGTCAATCTTACTCATAGTGTAAGTTCAGTAATTTTATCTCGCCAGTACTGGCGGTCTTCATCAGTTATCCAAGGATTATGTTTCTGGACATGGGCATGTTGTAACCACTGCTCATTAGTCCAATCTTTTCTTGGTCCTAGATGATCTTTAAGTGTCATACTACTAATTATACACAAAAAAAAGGAGCAGTGCACTGCTCCCTTAATCTTCTATACCTAAGTATTTGACTTCTACATCATCAGGGTGTGGTGTTCCACATTCATAGAATTGTGCCGCTAGATCTTGCGTCACATCGAGCATTTCCTCTTCATTGATGTTGGAATGGGTTTTCTCACCCTGCAAGTATATATCGTATTTTTCCATTGTAAGTTGTATTGTCTGGACTACACAACATTACTTATATAACTCGCATCTTCTCGTGTCCTACACGGATAGTTGGATCACACCAAATCTCGAACCCTGCTTTGATAGCATCAAGACAGAAAGAAACGTCTTCACCACACATATCCTGAACTTTTCCTGATTCAAATACCTGCATTTGAGGAGCAAACCAAGGGTACTTCATATCAGGATGTTCAAACACACCCTTTTTGATCATAACCCATCCAAATCCAGTGTAATCAACTGTAAATGGTTTGCGACGTTTTGTAATACCATCAACCATCTCATGATTCATAACTCCACCATTCTCTGCGAAGTCATCCTCTTCTAACCAGTGAGCAACAGATGTAGTACGTCCATCTTCAGTTACATACCATCCAGCAGCAATATCCTTGTCCATCCATACAAGTTTGTAGAATGCTTCTAGGTTGAATACAATATCACTATCAATCCATAACTGATAATCATATTCTAGTTTACCATCCCAAGGAAGTTGATCTGCTCCTCGTAAGACATTTGCACCTAAGCACTTACAACGTGCAAAGTTGACCATTGAGGAATAGTCTTGGGAGATCTGGATGGTTGCTCCCTGCTGTACCAACTCAAAACAGAGTGATACGAAATTCTTTAGGTAAGTATAAGATACTTGTCTGCCAGGTAAGCAAAATACAATTGCTTTACCTTTGATCAATTTTCTTGCTTCTTCTACAGAAAATTCTGTTGTGTCTCCACCACCACTAGTAGGTGGAGGGGTGGTTACCACCTTGAATCCTTTTGCCATTACGGAAATACTTTTTCAATTCATTATATGCGATTATTTAGAACACGTCAACTGAGTACATTTTAGAAAAGTCTAGGGCATCATCCCAGTTGTTTACCATTGGTTTTCCCTTGATATTCAAAGAAGTATTCAATAGTACAGGACAACCAGTTTCTTCATACCATGCCTCTAGAATCGGTCTCAGGATGCTTTCAGAGTCTTTCGGGACTGTTTGTACCCTTGCCGACTTATCATAATGTATACAGGCAGGTATATCGTCTGGACGAGTACATTGATAAGTATAAGACATATACCGAGAATGGTCAGGCATATCAAACCAATCGTGGCAATGCTCTTCAAGGATAGCAGGAGCAAATGGTCTGAACTTCTCCCTTTTTTTGATCGTATTGACGAGATCTTTTGTGGAAATTTCTCTTGGATCCG